ACCGACGAAGCGCAAAAGATAGGTGGCATTCGCTACACCGTGCGGTTCCCGTTGTTTTCTTTGGGTTGTGGCGAACCCCATTGGTGATCGGCATAGGTTTAGTCTACCTTAGTTGATGTTGACGGCACCTGTATAGGTGTGCCCCTCTAAACTTGGGTTTACAAACGGATTCAACGAATACACCGGGCAACCATACTCGGCAAACAGTTTCGCTTTCATTGCCCGCAAATCACGCTCATAAATTGCCCACGGCTGATCCCCGCACTGCTCATACTCCGCGAACCTATGTTCGCCGTCCAACTGTCCACAATCCGCGCCCACCAACACAATATGCGACGCACCCATATATGCGGCAAGGTGCATCGAACCATGAAGAGACGACGACCCGAACACCAACGAATCAGGATCATCAGGCCAATGTTTCCCATCGACATCAAACAGTGGGCCAGTCGGTTCAAACAGGCCGTCATATAAAACCACGTTGGCGGGTGCGTCAATCCATGCGTGACCAGTTAGAAAGTTGCGGCGCACCGTCACCACCAGCAGATCGGGGCGTTCGGCTGCAACAAGTTCGGCGTCAGCATGGTAATGGGTGAAAGTAGTGTACGAGTTCAACCCGAACTTGCCGCCCACAAAATTGGTGGACACGCAAACCTTGTCATCAAAAAAAGCGGGATCAAGAAAGTTGAGGGTCGCCCCCGAACCGAACACCCAAATCGGCTCCCCACCATATTTGTTAGCCAACCCCAACAAACTTACGGCCACAACAAACCCCAAAAATATAGATCACAACTCGACTCATTCACCGCAAACCCATACTCGCTAAACCACAAACCCAACGGCATCCGACGCTGATCGAAGTCTGCTTCCACCAAATTACGGTAATAATCCCCTGGCGTAAACGGTGACGCCCCAGGATGCGCTTTCGACGTACCATGCTCTGGGCGACCAGTCGTAGCACACGTAAAAATGACGACCTTTGACGCAATCCGACACATATTAAAAAAGGTGTCCGACCAGTTCGGATTATGTTCAAAACACTCCGCAGACACTGCGACATCAAACTCGCGTGACAAAAACTGTAGAGACTCCCCACGCCCAATCAGATCGACGCCAGGGCCGGCCTCCAAATCTACACCAACATAACGGGTCGCATCAAAGAAGTCTCGCACCGAACCATTGATGTCAAGCGACCCAACCTCCAACACACTTACGCCCGTGAACCATTCAGGCCACTTAAACTTTAACCGCTCGAAAAACTCGCGTTGCTCAGGATGCGCCATCAGTCGAAACCGTATTCGCAGCGGCGCACAATATCCCACGACGCTTCACGCAAAGTACCTTCCATCACACGCACATCATGCAAACGCACATTCGCCCTGTGCGACTTCTGATTCATTTCCCTTAACCTGCCGTCGCTAGAAATTGTTGCAGAGTTGTCGTGACAAATATTTGCGTCAGACATCATAATCGTTACGCCTGCCGCTTTCGCCCGATAATCGTAATCAATGTCCTCCATGTACGCGGGGTGGTATGCCTCGCTGAACAGTCCTATCCGTTCTACGACTTTGCGACCGACCCACAGGTTGCACCACGGCGGAACACCTGATAGTTGTATTTCGTTTTCGTCGCAAGTTGAATAAAAGTTTTCAAGCGCACCTGGTTCGTACCATGCGTCGGAGTTTAGAAGTATCCAGCCTGCCGCACGTGGCACAGATTTGATGACCAGATTCCATGATGTTGCTACCCCAAGATTTGATGGCATTCGTAACACGAACAGGCTTTTTACGTGACGGTTCACAGGAATGTCGTTGTGTTCGCCTGAGTTATCTATGATGACAAGTTTTTCTACAGGGAAGTCAATTGAGTTGATGGCTCGCGTTAACAGGTCGAAACGGTTTAATACAGGTATACCAATTACGGGCACCATGCTAGTTGTTTGCCCATTTCATGATCTCGCCCATTGCAGGTCGCCAATGCGCCTCAAACACTACATCGGCATCATACTGTGCGGCGAACGCCCTAGAAGCCTCGCAAACCCCTCTAGGAGCCTCATACGCGGCCTCCAACGCCGAAACGATACTAGGGACACTAGGCGTACCAAACCATGTCCCCTGAGCCGCATCCCACAAAGGTTGCGTCGGCACCAGCCAACCATTCCCAACCAACTCCGAAGACGCCGCCACATCAGACACAATCACCCGCGTACCACACGCCTGCGCCTCAACAGTAGGAATCCCAAAACCCTCACCCAGCGACGCAGCCAACAACACATCAGACGCCGAATACATCGCCGCCATCGCCTCAACAGGGAACCCACTCCGATACGCATACTGATCAACAATTTTCACTTGCCTCTCAGAAATCCCGCAAGCAGCAACCAACGGCAACAAATCAATACCGCCCATCGACCCCCGCGACTCCGTATGCAAATACAACACCGCATCAGGATGATCCTGCGCAAACACACCGAACGCAAGCAAATTCTCCCCAAACGCCTTACGCGACGGCGACACACCCTTATTCGCCGCCACAATCGAAACCACAAACCTGTCATCAGGCACACCCATCAACATGCGCCCCGTCACCTCACCACCTTTCGCATCCAACAAAAACGGAGTCGGCTTCAACGACGCCTCGATACCATGAGGCACATACAAATGTTTCACACCCGCAACATCAAACTGGCGAGCACCAAACTTGGACATCGCCACCGGTAACACATTTTTGCGTGAACACCACGCCAACACATCAGACGGCACCGGACTATGATCGATCGGCACCCACGAAACAATATTCGGCAACTGATCAAACGACTTCGACTTAAACACCCACACATCAAACAAAGTCATCAACAACGGAGTCAACGCAGGATTCCCGTTAAAATGATCCATTGCGTGTGCAACTGTCACTTCTTCGCTGTAAGCGGTAGCGCCACGCGGATAAACTTTTAGCCCCTGCCAAGACGAAGCCGCACCTTCAAGCCCATACATTGCATGTATCGCTAGTTGGTGCCCCGCTTTTTGTAGACGTGGGACGATTTGCGCGGTTTGCTGACCGTATCCCGTTGCACACCACGGGGCGTTGCTGTACCAAAGGATACGGGCGTGTTCGGTATCGGTTCGTCTGCTACTTCCATTTCCTGTGCGAACCCCCGATGCAGCAGGATCGCCGCTAACGCCCCGTCCACGTCGATTGGCGTTCCGTTCACGACGACTACTTTTCGCATTTGACATCATCTCCCTTTCGCAGGCTTACAGACATTCAGGGTAGCACAGCAAGACGATTATGTGGCACAAAATAAATCTGGCCAGGCAACCCCCCTGCGAGAGGCTACCTGGCCAGAAACTTTCCTTAAACTTTCCTTATCAGGAAGCACCACCAACAAAATGCTTGATGTGGCTGGCCTGTGGGCAATTTGAGTCAACACGCATCGTGGCACGGAAAGTCACCAGATCCGCATTGAAAGCAAAATCGTCGCTGCGGGCAAGAGTAATCCCGCCAACCGTGCGCACGTAAAACGACGCAAGATCGCCAACGATTACAGACTTAGCCGACGTTGCAGGCGACACAATGCTTGGGTTCTCAACAAGCCTCTTACCAAGCAAAGTGTCAGGCGAACCCAACGCCAATGCTGGCTGGAAGATGTAATACCCTGCCGTGTCCTTCAACTTACGGACAGCACCAATCGAAGTGCCGTTCATCATGAAAGCGCAACCAGGCATGACCCGTGCGGCACCATCAAGAGTGTACAGCAAGTCAATCAGATTGTCGGCGGTGAACGCACCAGAAACGGCTGTCGCACCTGTACCGCCAGCAGACGAGCAAGGCACAATGCCCTTCGGCTGCGACGAACCAGTACCAACCGTCAACGCACGACCGACATCAAAGCCGAGTGCATTACCAGTCTGATCAGCCAAGAAACTGAGGAAGTCGACACCCGAATCCGAAAGCAACTCGGAAGTTACCTGCACAACAAACGCATACTTGTATGCGCCGAGTGTGATAAACGAGTTGAACTCTGGATCTGATTCCGAAATGCCCGTACCCTGACCGGCAAGAACTGCGGTCGAATATGCGGACAGTGAAGGAATCTGAAGGTTTGCACCGCCAGATGTGTTCAGGATTGTTGCGTTCTGCGGGTCAAGCATTGGGGCCACTAGACGGGCCTTCATGATTACCTTGTCGTAGAAGTTTGTTGGGATTGGCGCACCTGTCGCGCTTGTCAAAATGTCGCGCTTCTCAAACTCGTATGAGCGACGCTCACCGTTGGCAAGTTCGCGGATGATGGCTGCGTCGTTTGAAACGGTGTTTTGCGCACCATTTAACGGGCGAACCTGATCAGCAATTTCGCGTGTGGCGGCATCGAAACGAAGTTCGCGGGACTCGTCTTCACGCATCTTGGTGATGACTTCGGCACGCTCGTTGAGTTCGACGTTAATTTTGTCGTATGATGCTTGCTCTTCGCCTGAGAGATCGCGCTTCTCGGCTTCTGCACCGTCAATGATTGCTTTGGCTTGGTGCCAGGCTTGCTGACGGAGTTCTACTTGTCGCTCTAAAAAGTTTTTCATAATTAGGGGATACCTTTCAAATGGTTGAGAATGGGAAGCAGGGATCTTTATCCGACGCGGCTCCGCTATCAGCAACACTTCAACGACTGGCTCCAGTCGGCTTACCTTTTATTGTAACACAACCGCTTTCGCGTTATACAGCCTGACGCAAAAGTTCGAGATGTTTGGCAAGAATCCCGTTACGGGTCGGCGCGACAGTAACGACAACTGGTTCAAGTTTTGCGACAGTCTCACGCAGCAACGCACCCTGATCAGCGGTCAAAGTCTGACCTGTTTCCAATGCGACAATAGCGGTCGACAGTTGATCAACGTCAACGCCCGCACGAACCGCCAACGCATCAAACGAACGCACAGAAGCAGAAGTCGCAG